CCACGCGAGAGTGAAAAGAGGTAGCTGGCCTCCCCAAACAAACAGCAAATTGAACTTACCCCACCAGGGGCGTACTAGCCCGGTGGGGGCATGGTGCGCCCTGATTTTATAAGTTAGGAGTGCTCCCATGACTGAGATTGTCAAATACTCAATCCGTAAGGCGTTTGCAATGGAAGGTGTTCCCGAGAAGGTTTCAACGCTCGGTTATGCCCCTTCAGAAAATGCCTTTATCCCTTCCAAAGACGAACACTACGTTTTCCGCAAGGAGCTGATTCGTGAGGTTACGGCCTTTTTGAAAAAGCCCTTCGGTGACGCCTTGTACGTCACTGGCCCAACCGGGTCAGGTAAAACCTCCGGTATCACTGAGATCGCGGCTCGCCTCTTCTGGCCTGTCCAGCAAATTACGGCCAATGGCCGCATGGAGCTGACGGACCTGGTTGGGCATCACGCTCTGGTCTCGCCGAAACCGGGTGAACCTCCCGTCATGAAGTTCATGTACGGCCCCCTGGCAGTAGCCATGAAGCATGGTCATATCCTCCTCATCAACGAGGTGGATCTGGCTGACCCAGCCGAGCTTGCAGGTCTCAATGATGTCCTGGAAGGTCGGCCTCTGGTTATCGCTCAAAATGGCGGTGAAATCATCAAGCCTCATCCGATGTTTCGGGTTGTGGTTACCGGCAACTCTACGGGGTCCGGAGACGCTACTGGTCGCTACCAGGGCGTTATGATGCAGAACCTCGCTGCCATGGACCGTTATCGCTTTATCCAAGTCGGCTATGCCGATGAGGCGACCGAGATGAACATCCTCGGTCGAGTCGCGCCCACTCTCAATGAAGGTCTCCGGAAAGGCATGGTGAAAACCGCCAATGAAATCCGGAAGCTCTTCATGGGCGAGAACGGTGATGACGGACATATCGGTGTCACGATGTCTACGCGGACGCTTGTTCGCTGGGCAAAGCTCACCCTCCAGTTCCGGGGGGCTCCGAATACGCTGAAGTATGCGTTGGAGCAATCACTGCTGATCCGCGCTTCCAAGGAAGAAGGTGAAGCAATTCTTCGCATTGCGAAGGATGTGTTTGGTGACCAGTGGCGCTAAGGAGAGCGATATGGCTGACAACTTTGCAGTGTCAGAACAGCTCGATCCAACACTTCAGCCAGAACGTCTGGACGAGGCATTGGTAAACGCAGTCGGGTCTGATTCTGACGCGGAAGAACGCACCTTTGGTGCGGTAAATTGGCTCATTTCGCCTCCCACGACCTTGCAACAAGAAGGGGTCAAACGACTCCTTCTTGGGTTCATCACGGGTGTATTTGTGAAGAATCGCGAGGCCCTGGGGTTCGAGGTTGAAATGCAAGATAACTCCGACCGGCTCATGCCCAGCGTGTTAATGGCTGAGGCTGGCGGATTTGAACTGAAAGTATGCCCTACGCACGGGGAGAATACCCTGCATCCTCATACGCTGGAGGGTGCGGGAGAAATCTCTCATACGCATGGGCACAAGCCACTACTCATGCTGATCTGCTTGCAAGAGCGGTTTCAGCAAGAGTGGGAGGCTGCTTCTGAGCCGTTGGTGACGCTTTGCGATGAGCAAGGCAACACCATCAGCTATTCCAATTTCAATTCACTGGAAAACATCATCGAGCGGATGGGGTTCGACTATGACGCTGTTCGTAGCGACGCCGTAAAGCTCGGTCTTGCGACCGAACAAGTTAATTGGTCTGAGATCGAGTCCGACATCGAGGATTGTTTCTTCTAAACAAAGCAAGGGGAGAGGTCGCCCGCAGGGCAGTCTCTTCCTCTACTGGAGGTTTTTATGTCTCAAGGTGTTAACAAAGTCACGCTGCTGGGTAACCTCGGAGCTGACCCTGAAGTCCGCTACATGCCGAGCGGTGATGCAGTCGCAAATCTAAGTATCGCAACCAGCAATAGCTGGAAGGACCGAGAAACAGGTGAGTGGCAAGAGCACACTGAATGGCATCGTGTGGTAGTGAAAAAGCATTTGGCCGAACGGGCTCGTGACCGCTTGAAAAAGGGGTCGCAAGTCTACCTGGAAGGGAGCAACCGCACCCGGAAATGGACAGGCCAAGATGGTATTGACCGCTGGGTCACGGAAGTCCACTGCAAAGAGATGCAAATTCTCGACCGCAGTGAGCGAAGTGACCAAGGGTCGGCTCCGCAGGGGCAGAATCGTTCTGGCGGTACAAATCAGCAGGGTGGGCATCAGGCTCCTGCTCGGGCTCCGGCTCGGCAACCTGACCCAGTACCAGCATCTGCTGGCGCTGGTGGCCCCGGTGCTCCCGGCTGGGATGATGATATTCCCTTCATGCGGCTTCATCCGCTGGAAGGGGGTTAAGTCTACGCACTACTGCAACGCAATCAATGCCGGGGTTCTTTGTGAGCCCTGACATCTTTTCTATCTAACCCCAAACGGGGGCACCTGCCCCCTGGGGGTCATGGTGTCCCTAATTCGATCAGTTCTCTGATAAGAACAGGAGAAACACCATGTCCGATAGCAAATCCCTCGTGACCCGTATCGCCAGCCGCTATGGCGTGGACAGCAACAAGTTCTATGAAACTTTGAAGGCTACCGCGTTCAAGCAGCGAGACGGCAGCGCCCCAACCAACGAGCAGATGATGACTCTGTTGATTGTGGCTGAACAGTACAAGCTGAATCCGTTTACTCGGGAAATCTATGCGTTTCCTGATAAAAACAACGGCATCATCCCTGTAGTTGGGGTTGATGGGTGGAGTCGCATCATCAATGAGCACTCTCAGTATGATGGCGTCGAGTTCGTGTACGCGGACAAGATGGTCAAAATGCCGGGTGCCAAAGTGGAATGCCCTGAGTGGATTGAGACCGTGATGTACCGGAAAGACCGGACGCGGCCAATCAAGATCAGGGAGTTCCTGGATGAAGTGTACCGCGAGCCTTTCCAGGGCCAAGGTCGCAACGGTGCTTATACCGTTGATGGCCCCTGGCAGACTCACACCAAGCGTCAGCTTCGTCACAAGTCGCTCATCCAGTGTTCTCGCGTAGCCTTCGGCTTCGTGGGAATTTACGACCAGGATGAAGCGGAACGTATGCGTGAGATGGAACAGGCGTCGGCCATTAACCCGGCTGTTGCCAACCTACCTCACATGACTCAGGACGCCTCACGACAGCCGCTGCAAATCGACCACAAGAAAATGGATCCGATTTTGCAGCAACTGGCAAACCGCGCTGTTAAGCAAAATGCTTGGAGTGCAGCACACCAGTATGCCGGTGAGCGTTTCCAAGGTGCAGAGTTGGAATACGCTACCCAGTTCCTCCGTGACAGAGAGCTGGATGCAATGGAGCCACTCAACACCAACTATGGTGAGCAAGAAGCTGAAGGTGAGGGTAACGCTACCTACATCCCGGCTGAAGGCCGCCAGTCTGGTTCTGAAGAGCCGCCACTTCCCGAAGAAGATGACTTCTTTGGTCAGGGAGGGCCTGAAGAGCAGTAAACCATCCCCCTGAAGGGAGGGAGTCTCCCCCCTGTCAGGGGGGATCTCCCTTTAATCAAAGGAGAGATCCATGAAAATCATCAATTTGTCCCAACGAGACGATGATTGGTTGGAATGGCGTAAAGGCGGCATAACTGCCACTGACGCGACCATTCTGCTTAACCGGTCACCGTATAAAACTCGGTGGCGACTCTGGGCAGAGAAAACGGGCTATGCCCGTGAGGTCGATCTAAGTTTGAATCCTCTCGTTCGTCGAGGGGTTGAGAACGAAGATAAGGCCCGCCAGGCATTTGAAGCGAAGCACAACGATTTGCTTCTTCCTGTCTGCGTTGAATCTGCACAGAACCCTCTCCTGCGAGCCTCTTTGGATGGTTTAACTGGAGATGGGGAGCCTGCCGAGCTGAAGTGCCCAAGCGAGAGCGTCTGGAAGGACGTTTGCGCGAACGGCGTCAACAGCAAGCCATATCAGCTCTACTATGCACAGGTCCAGCATCAATTGCTGGTTACTGGCGCGGACAAGGGCTGGTTGGTGTTCTGGTACGAAGGTGAACTCCGAGAGTTTGTGATTACTCGCGATGAAGCCATGCTCAATGAACTGCTGGCGCAAGCCAAGGAGTTCTGGCAGCAAGTGCTGGAACGTAAGGAACCCGAAAAAGATCCTGAGCGCGATTTGTATATCCCTCACGGGAAGCAGGCCGAGCGATGGATCAGTGCAGCAGAGGAATACCGAATCTATGATGCTGAGATTCAGGAGCTTAAACAGCGACTGAGTGAGCTTCAGGATAAGCAAAAACCTTTGCTGGACGATATGAAGTCTCTGATGGGCGAATACTTTCACGCTGACTACGGCGGTGTGATGGTAACTCGCTACAAAGTGGCTGGACGGGTGAATTACAAGAAGCTGCTTGAAGAGAAGGCGTCCGGTGTTAAGCCTGACGACATCGACAAGTACAGAGACGAAGCTGGAGAACGGTGCCGTGTCACGGTGACCGATTCTGTCAAGCCACGGTACATTGTGGACGAGGAGGTGCTTGCACCGCTCGACTACATGCCGGAAGAAGTCGAATCCTCTTATTTTTAGGGGGCGACTGGTCTGGG